CCACCATGCAATTGCATCTACAACTACATGAGGAACTATCTGTTCATAGTTATTAAATGATTGAACATTTACCCATTTATCTACGTGAGCAATTGATACGGCACACTTGTCATGCTTCTGTGCTAAGTCAGCATGAACATAATAAACAACATCTTCTTTTGGTTTAAAGTTAAGATCAAATCTTCTAGAGTGATCCAGTGGATTACGATTTGATAAACCCTTTTCAATCTTATCTCTTGATTTAAAGAATGCATCAGATGATACAGTTGGCATACAGGCAAAACGCATTAATGCATCGCTTGGATCTGTTAGAAATGCTATTTTAAAATCTTCAATCTTTCTTGTAGGATTCATCTCCCATGTTGGTCTGCGTAAAGCAAATACACCAGGGTACTTATATGCCTCTATATGATCTTCATCCCATTCTACTTCAAATGAATTATTTGGATCATCTTCGCTCATGACTGGATTAATTACAAACTTATGTTTTCTAAGAACTGTTTGTTTTTCTGCAACTACATCTTCATATCTTTTAGAAATAAAATCACCCTTGTATCTAGGAAATGAAAGAAGGATTACCTTTCCATAATCAGGAAAACGAGAGTCTACAGAGCCTCTAAATGCTTTATATAAATTGTCAGCAGTCTTACCTTGATCATTTCCACCTGCACCTTCCATAGAAAAACCAGATATTTCATCAAGCACTGCTAATATTAAGTTTAAACCTTCTGCAGATTCTCTTTCAGAGTGACCAGAGTAAACAGTAATTGCTTTATTAAATTCCATGTTGTCTACCTTGGCTTCATATTTTCCAGCAAACCATGGTGACTGTTCTATTTTAGATTTAAATCCTTTAAAGAATACGTTCTTTGCTTGTTGTGCGTTTACCGCTACGTTAATAAGATCTATTGCATCTCCACTAGGTTTTCCAAAGTATCTAGAAGGATCTTTCAGGCATAGTAATTTATATACTAAATAAGCACAACCTATTGTAGATGTATGGTCCTTGCCGCTACCTTTTCCACACATAAGAATAACTTCGGACTTTGTATATTTTTTATAATGCTCTTCGCCTTTTTCTTTGCCAAGCAATCTAATAATATCTTCTTTTTTATATATCTGGCTCATGCATTCTGCAAGAGTATATTGGTACTCAGATAGTTCTGGCTGATTTAGATAATCTTTTCCAGTTACAAATGTTTTAATGTCTACTGGATTTTCTTCAAATGGACTTTCATCCAGTGCTTCTATAAAGTCACTAAAATCAATCGTTGTCAATTACTACCACCTCAGTTTGGATTTCTGAAAGACGTTTCATAATTTCCTCTCTGATTTCTGGATGACCTGTTGCAATATCTTTTAATATCTTGATAAGAATATCGTGCTTTCTTTCCATTTCAATAATTTGTTCTGCTATTTCTTTATTGTCTAATAGTCCAGCCTTTTGTAGCATTTCAAGTCTTTTTGTTTCAATATCTGCAATAAGTTTAATAGATGTAGTTTTTGCTGTAAGATTTGCAGTAGAGTCTGCAGCGTCAATAACTTCATATGCTTTTTTAATTAATGATGAAAAGTGTTGATCTGCACCAGCAAGTGCTTCTTTTGCTCTTGCGTGAATTGCTTGATTATTGGAAGCCATTACACGCCAATCACTTAGTAGTGACATTACTCTTGGTCTAGGAATATCTAGCGATCTAGAAATTTCTGCAGCATCGTGACCTTTTAGATACTCAGAGGCAACCTTGTTAACCAAGTCTAAATGTTTTACTAAATCATCTGTGCTCATCTAATGTCCTTAATAATACAAGGTAGCCAATAAGATCAAGTATTGTATCCTCTGATGCATATTCGCTGCCCTTCTTTATTCTATTAAGTTTATCATCAATTCTAATATTAAGTTGTTCTTTTGGCTCTGCCTTACTAAATATATTAATAGGGTGGCTATAGGAACTGCCGTATGACTGATTCTTCTTGATAAGTAACTCTGCTATATCAAGGCATTCATCTAGTATCTTTCGACCAGCAGGTGCTTGTGTAGAGATATCCCTAATAAACTTCATTCTATCTTCTAGTTGTTTATCTATATCTATTCTAGGATATTCGGCCATTATTTCCTCTTTGTCTTTTTAATTTTAAATTTTGCCATGTATACATAGATAGTCTCTGTACTGCATCCGCATTCTTTTGCAACCTCTTCAGGAGTCTTCTTATCATTTATAATCCTTTTTGTTAACCACAATTGATTAGTATAGAGTTTCATTTTATCACTAACCCTGTACCTTGTCAACATTTGTAGGTTCGTTTGCAAGTTTATGCCAGTTATTACTTGAGTACCATCCGATTGCTATAGAGTCAGCAACATCGTCATCTTCAACACTTAAATCAAACTCTATATTTATTTTCTTTATAGTTCTTGCTTTTCTAAATTCTCTTTCTTTTTGTTTATACCAAGAGAATGATTTGTCATGACCGTATAAATCTCTAATAGCCAACTTTTCTTCTTTTTTAAGTTTGCCATTTCCTATCCAATTTTGCCAAGCAACTGGAGAGCAAGATGCTACAACCCTGTTTCCAGAGGTTTGTGCTGATCCTACAATTGCTCCTTGAACTAAAGCCAAGTTCATAGCAGTTTTTTGTGAGTTTGTATATATAGCAGACTCTATAACTATTGCATCTATTTCAAAGTCTTTTAAAAATGGTATTAATTTTCTGCATGCATCCCCAGCCTTTTCGTATACATGCTTTCCATGAAAATTAATTTTACCAAACTTGTGTAAAACTCCTTCTTTAAATATAGAAAATGCCATAGAGTTAGTTGAAGCATCTATAGCCATAATAGTTTTAGGGTGTCCAATATATAATAGTTTATTCTTTTTCATAATCAAAATATCCTTTAATTTCTTTCATTAGTTTATCTACCTGTTTATTATTTACAAGGCAACTATCACAAAATTTAGAATCATTATATACGCTTAGCAATGTATTACATCCCCCAGCACATCTTCTTTCTTTTTTAAGCCTAGTTCTAAATTTAGACTGATGATACCTTTGTGATATCTTTTGTTTTGTTGAATTGGTTCTACAGTCGGATGAACAATAGATTTGGTTTCTAATATGAGAATCAAATTCTTTTTCACACCACTGACATACCTTTATCATTCAAGATCTTTCCTAGACTCAATCTTGATATCGCCCACTGGCTTTGTTTGACATACCTTGAGGAACATGCAGCCTTTACAATCTCTAGAGTTATATTTAACTCTGTATGGATTCTCTGGTAGTTTTCCTTCCTTAAACGCAGCCTCTACACTTTTCATCCAGTCAAAGAAGTAGTTTACAAAGTCTTTATACTTTTGATTTAGTCTGATAGGGAACATTAACATTTCATGATTGTTTTTATTCTCATATATTAATATTCCAAATGCTTGCTTCATAATTTTCATATAGATTAGTAGTTGTTCTATATGGTAATTAGCAGGCTTCTTAGTTCTTTGAAATCCCTCATCTGTTTTAGTTTTAATTTCAGTAAGAATATTTTGATCATTCCATTTGATAACAGCATCTGTTTTACCAGATATGGTTGGGTTTTCATATTTTAACTGTGCTTCTTTTGTTACTAATATGCCAGCATTTTCCATTGCTGTTTCAATTCTTGTGTGTCTGTCTGATCCAGAGTCCATATTAGCAACTTCATACCAAGTATTAGTATTTTCTGCTTCATTACCCTCAAACCATAGATACCACATTCTAGGGCATTTGCCAGCCCCATACGTTAATCCAGAGGGTGTAAACCCTGTTCTCTTAGCAAAGTATGGACCTTTTTTATGCTCATACCCGTCATGAATCTTATCTATAATTTCATTTAAATTTATACTGCTTTCATCACTATGTTTCTCATCTTTAGACAAAATCTTATTAACTAATTTTTTTGACATTAGAATGACCTTACACTATATTTAAGGGCATCAACTAGTTTATCTATTGCTTCTCTTGCAGAGTAGTATAGATTCTTTTTTACCCTTTCATCTTTTTTAACATGCGAATACCAAGAGGCAAGCATGCCAAACTTAGCAGAATATGCTTGCAGTTGGGTAATTAGTAGCGTAGCCTTTTGTGGCGGAATATCTGGATTAGAGATTAACTTAGCAACAACTACAAGTGCATTGGTTAATTCTTCATCTTTCATGTATTCTGATATATCGTTTAATCCTGTAACCTTGTTTAATATCTCAACTGTTGTTTCCATTGCTCTCTCTCAATTGCTCAAAAACTTGCCATTCTATTATAGCAAGTCTAACCTTTTTGTTTCCTTCTCCTAAAACTACCATTAATGCTGGATTCTTTTTTCTATCTACCTTCATTGTGTCAGACACAATCTTTGCCCAAGAATCTTGGCTCACAGAATATGATTTAGAATATTCTTTGACGTCTACAACAAAATCATCTAGTGATCCGTCAGCCTTAACTGGTCCTCTTCCTGAATTAATGTGTTGCTTGGCACCAATACGCTTTAGTTCTCCACGCTCACTCATTAATATCCCCTTACGTTAAAATTAACTTTAGATAAATGTTTTTCTTGACACATCCAAGTTAACTCCTGTTTTTCTTTGTACATTCTTGCTGTTGCAACTATTGCTTTACATGTATGGCAAATAAACTTACCATTGTATAAAGAATATCTATACGTTGATGGCTGATTCAAGTTCTTTTAGTTTCTCTGGATTTTCTTTTAGGTATTCAATTACTTTTGCTCTGCCCTGTAGTCTTTCACCCAAAACTGTATACCAAGCACCACCCTTTTCGATGATACCTAGAAGTTCTGCAGTATCTACAAGATCTGCTGTCTTATCAACACCTGTCATGCTTCCACCAAAATAAAAGTCATATGATCCACTTAAAAATGCTGGACCAGTTTTATTAAAGTCAACGTGCCAGTTTACAACACGTCCAACCTTTTCTTCAATAAGTTTATCTCCAACCTGTATCTTTCCTTTAATTGCTTGGTTTTCTGATTCGCTAGACCACAACTTAATAACTGTGCTAGAAAAGAACTTAACTGCTTGACCACCTGTTGGAACATGCGATGCATACATGGCACCGATATTGTTTCTTTGTTGTGAAATTAAAACTAATAATGTTTGATTTTCTTGATTGTTAGCATAGTTAAGCATCTTGACTGCATTGGTCATATCTCTTGCTTCAGCACCAATCTGCTTAGTATTTTCTAACTGCTTTAATTCAGTAGAATCTTTTTCAAAGTAAATTGCTGGAAGCAGTGCAGAGATAGAGTCTACAATTAATACATCTACTTTTGCTTTCATTAATTGTGTAGCAACATCGACCATATCATTAATAGTTCTTGCTTCTGAATAGATTAATTTATCTGTATCTACCCCTAGTTTTGTAGCCCACTCTGGATCAAATGATTGCTCAGCGTCAATCCAAGCACACACCTTACCTTCTTTTTGTGCTTCACCAATCATCTGTAAACAGAATGATGATTTACCTGCTGATTTATTTCCCCAAATTAATATCTGTCTACCATAACCAACTCCACCCTTTAGTGCATTATTAAGACTGATGCTGGGTGTTTTTTGTTTTTTAACTTCTACTTCTGTAGCATTGCTTACTCTTTTTCTTAATTCAGGATCTAACTGAGATAAGAAGTCTTCTATTTCTATTGTTTTCATATACCTATCTTTCTAGTTTGCCATTACTTCTCGTAATATTTCTGTTCCATCTTTTGATGTTTCAAAGGTCATTTTCTTAGCCTTGCCTGGCTCACACTTCATAAAGCCTTCTGAATATTTTGTAGGAAATATAACAATAGATTTCATGTCTCTACTTGTATCTGCAACGATCATATTGGCCATCTTTTTTCCTGCTTTTGTTGTTCTTGACTTAAATGATACCACATAGTACTCTTCTCCGCTATATGGTAAAGTTTTATAGTTTAAGAATTTAATTAATGGATTAGATAGCGAATCTTTTATATCATCTATTGTTACTGCTTCCATAATTCTATTATTAGCAACAGCAATAATATAAGTTTTTCCCGCTTCAATCTTTGTTTCTTCGTCATCAAATACTCCAAGAAGACCAGTTGAATCCATAATTTCTACACGAGACCAGCCCTTACCTCTTTTAATATTTTTAATAACACCCATCAATATATACACACCAGTTTCTTCAAAGTCTTCTATCTCGTCTATATAAGCATAGTAGTGTTGTGGTACTGTTGTTTTAAATTCGGGAAGGTTTAAATACTCGTATAAACTTTCTCTTATCTTTTTTTCATCTCTAGGATTATCCGTAAAGGTTAATGCACCTACAGCATCAAGTGCTGCTAGTGATCTTGAATTAACCCCACTTCCTTTTGTAAATACAAAATCATAAAATTCTTGATATGAATTAAATGGTCTTCTTGCCATAATCTTAGAAGATATATTGTCTGATATCCATTTGATAGCAGATAATCCTATTCTTATTCCATTACCCTCGATCTTAAAATCACTATCTGACTCATTAATGTGGGGTAGTTTTAAGGCTATGCCCATTCTTTTTGCTTCAATCAAGTATTCTGTTCTAGCATCTTTATCTTGTTCATTCTTTAATAATGAATACATAAACTCGATGCCATAATAATATTTTAACCATGCTGTCCAATATGAAAGCATTGAGTATGCAACAGCATGAGACTTATTAAATGAGTACCCTGCGTGAGCCTCAAAATCATGCCATAGTCCCTCTGCTTTGAATGGAGTAATATGTTTTGATGCACCAGTCACAAACTTGTCTTTAAATTCGTCAAATTCTTTTGCATCCTTTTTCTTACCAATAATTTTACGAACCTTGTCTGCTTCGGCCATACTCATTCCACCCAAGCCAACACATGCCTGCATAACTTGTTCTTGGTATAAAACACATCCATAAGTATCTTTAGTAAACTTTTGCATAATAGGATGTATATGCTCAGTTATTTCTCTACCATGTTTTCTAGCAAGATATGACTTACCAATTGTATTCATAGCACCTGGTCTTACAAGAGCATTGGAGGCTGCAAGTTCATCTAAGTTACTTACACCCATCTTTACCAACAAGTTTGTGTATGGTGTTGCTTCACACTGAAACACTCCTTTAGTTCTTCCATCTGAAAGCATCTCATACACTTTTGGATCATCTAAAGGTATTTCTTTTAACTTAATATTAATCTTATGTCTTTTCTTAATTATTTTTAAGGTATCATCAATAACAGTTAAGGTTTTTAATCCAAGAACATCTAGTTTGATCAATCCAATATCTGCTGCCTCTTCCATATCAACTGCTACTACTGGAATTCTTTCCTTGCTTCCTGGGGCTGATCTTGTTTCTAATGGTGCATACTTAAAGATTGGTTCTTTTGCTGTTACAACACCAGCAGCGTGAATACCAGTACCACGAATACGACCACGAAGTTGTTCACCGTATCTGACTACGTCTGGATATTTTAATCTAAACCACTGTGCATTTTTGCTTGTAATAAAATCGTCCCAGTCGTCTACTGTTTTTAAAACTTTATTTACTTCTGATAGTGGTATATTAAATGCTCTAGAAACATCTCTTACAATACCCTTACCTTTAAACATTAAGAATGTTGCAATGGACGCTACGTTTTTATACTGTGATTCAAGATAAGACTTAACTTCATCTCTTCTACTATCTGCGATGTCCGAATCAATATCTGGAAAATCATTACGTTCTGGATTGATAAATCTAAAAAATAGCAATCCATACTCTAATGGGTCAACATCTGTGATTCCAAGTACGTAACAAATTAATGATCCCGCTGCAGAACCTCGACCAGGTCCAACCAAGATTCCTTGTTCCTTAGCCCAGTTAAGCATATTAGATACAATTAAAAAGTATGAAGAAAAGTTTTTATCTCTAATAATATCTAACTCTTCTTGCATTCTTTCTCTATATTCTGGCTTATTATATAATCCTTTTTGTTCCATACCTTTTAATACTAGGTCAACTAAACCTTGATGTGGATCATCAATTTTTGCAGGTAGTAAGTCTAAGCCGCTAACAATCTCATATTCTTCTACTTTGTTTGCAATTTCAATAGTGTTAGTATAAATGTCTTCTCTTTTTATACCTTGCATACTCATTGCTTGCTTCATTTCTTCATATGAAAGTAAGTGAATATCAAATGATCTAAATGACATAAATCTATCTTCACCGTATAGGTAATCAAGACGCTTCATAACATCATCTATCTTTTGAGACTTTTCAAACTTAGCATCTTTAGTTAATTTTGCATGTGTATTTAAAAGAAGCATAATTTCTTGAATAACCTTTTGATCTGTGCTGGCGTGGTGGCAATCAGGTGTTACTACTGATTTAATATCCATACTATCAGCCAAAGCAAGTAATTCATTGTTAAGTTCTTTTGAGTTATGTGGCATCACTTCAACATAAAAATCATCTTTAAATGTATCCTTAAACCATTTCAAAAGTCTTTTTGCTTCTGCATACTCATTGAACTCTAAAGCCTTAGCAATGAGGCCAGACATACATGCTGATAAAACTATTAATCCATCTTTATATTTTTCTAATAATTCAAAATCTATTCTAGGCTTGCTGTAGTATCCCTCTGTCCAAGCCAGTTCATTCAATCTATTTAAATTTTCTAAGCCCTGTTGATTCTTTGCAAGTATAACTATATGATTATAAATTAAATCTAGGGGATTTCCAAGTCTTTCTTTCTTATCTCTTTTATCAAATCTATCATGAGTAATATAACCTTCTATACCAAGAATTGGTTTTATACCCTCCGCCTTTGCTGCACGATACATTGGTCTGTGACCAGATAATGCACCATGATCAGTAATGGCTATGGCTTGCATGCCTATATTTTTTGCACGCTTGCAGTACTCTTCTGGAGTTGCAACACCATCCATTAATGAATAGTGTGTATGCACGTGTAAAGGAACGTAGTTCAAACCATAGCCTTTCTGATATTACCAGTCGACCGATGTTGATGTTGCTTGATTGCTGAATCCAATATAAAAATTTTCTTGTTCAGCATAAGGAACTTCTCTAACAACTCTTTCAAGGTTAGGAAATTCAAATGATCCCCAGTTAAATGGTTCAGCATCTTGTTTCATTGGAAGTAGAACATAATTTGTTTCTGTTCCCTTTCCATTTCTTTTTAGTTTCCAAACCATATTTGAAATACTTGTTGAGTCTGCAGCATATTCTCTAATTGTATTGAATGTTGCAGTTTTGCTTACACCCATACTCCAAACTGCTACATGTGGTGCATCGATTCCATTGTCAACTAAAACGTTGCAATAAAATCTTAAACGTGCTCTCCAACCACTCTTTGGTTCTTTGCGAAACATTTCACAACCAAAACAACGACCTTGAGTATCTGCAGTACAAACTGCTTTTCTTTTATAGTCATCTGGATTTGAATGTTCACTTACAACAATAGCAAGACCACGCTTTTCATCATAGTGAGGTGAGTCTGCATCTAATTCGCTAACGAATCTTATTTGAGCACTTTGCCCATCATCTAACTTAAGCCACGTTACCTTTTCGCCTGAAATGTTTAATTTAGGCTTATCAATAACGGCCTCAATGTTTTTTAGACCTTTTATAATTGACATATTTCTCCTTAGTATTTACTCTGTATATGAGCGTTATATCATTGTAGCATAGAAGACACTATGTCGTCAAATTTATCTACAAACTTTTTTAAGTCATTGTCTGATAAATCGGACACATCTTTTATGCCTTCTGGTAAAGATGGTGCTATGCATCCACTTCCAAAATAACTTATCATTTTTTTAGACATGTTTTTGCCAGCCTCATCATTATCACCCAAGACAACAACTTGATTAAAGTATTGCTTAAGTAATTTTCTTTGTTCTTTTGATATAGTTGCACCAAGAGTTGCTACTGCATGAACACCTACTTGTTCAAGTCTAATGGCATCAAATGATGACTCTACAACAAAAACTTTATCGTATCTTTTTGCTCTTTGCAAATTAAACAAGGTTTTGCTTTTAGGTAATCCAGGAGTATTTTTAAACACCTTACCCTCTATGGATCTACCAACAAATCCTAAACATAAACCTTCTGGAGAATATACTGGAATAGTTACCATGTCTTGCTTTTCGGAGTATCCAAGTTTATATTTGATAACACTATCTTTATATATGTTTCTATTTTTATAGTAAGACATAGCCTTTGAACTTTCAAATACATTTTTATGCAATCTTTCTATAACTTCTAAATCATATTCTTGAAAATCTATTTTTTTATCTAATGTTTCTTGTAGTGCTTCAACTAAGTTTTTATTATCAGACTTAGAATCTATAAGCCTTGCTGCTTCAAAGTATGATCTTCCAGAAGCCTGCATAACTACTTCTGTTAACTCTTTCGTTTCTTGACAAGCAAAACAATAAAACATACCATTTGTTTTGTGAACTTCTGCAGCGGGTGTTCTTGAGTTATTATGAAATGGGCAAAATATAATAAAGTCTATATCTACTTCTGATACTATATCTATGCCAGAGGCTAGGAGACTTCTTCTGATTTGATTTTCTGTATAATAGTTGATCGTATTGTCGTATTCTTGTCTATTCCTAGTATGCATTTTGCATTCTCTTTTCCAACATATACTCCGTAAACTGATAACTTAAAATCAAATGTCTTTCCATTATAACTTACTGTAAAGTCTGTGTCAATATCGTATCTAGGAACATAGCCTTTATTCCTCATTCCACTTATGACCATGAATATGTATTGGTCTTTTAATCTTGATATAAAAGACTCATCAAAGATTTCACCCTCTAGGCAAAATCGATGAATCTTTTTATGGCTATATGACATACCATAATTATATCAACGATATTTAAGAGGATGGCTCATTATCTTTATACATAAATCTTCCAGAGTCAAAGTCTATATCAATCATAAACTCTCCACAAAAGCCATGTCTATTCTTTCTAAAAACACACTCTAATATGCTACTACCTTGTGCTCTACCTAATGCTAATACCCAATCAGCATCGTAAGCCAACTGCCTTGACCAAGCAACCTGACCTAGTGATGGGACGGTGAACATATCTGTGGCATCATCTGGGGTAGCAGAAGCAATAGCAACAATAGGAACCTGTTCACTAATTGCTAATATTTTTAATTCTCTAGATATATTTTTAATCTTTACTACTTCATTATCAGTATAATTGTTTGACTGCATTAATTGAATATAATCAACAAAGACTATATCAGGAGAGTATTGATCTATCTTACCCCTCAAAACTGATGGAGAAACCTCTCCAAGCCCATCGTTAGAAACAATGTGAAACGATGGCTTATTATCTAAATGTGTTTTACTCCAATTTCTAAAAGAGTCTGTATCTAAAACACCAGAACTTAATTTTCTATGAGACCACATTCCTTGTCCCATAATTGTATAAGCACGATTACGAACTTCTGACTCTGTCATTTCTAATGAGATGAATAGCGGCTTTCTTCCGTTTTTCCATGCTTGAACAGCCATAAATAACGCGAGCCAAGACTTACCAATAGCAGGATAGGCAAGAAGAATGCCAAACTGACCAGGAGTAATACCCGCTGGAAGATAGTTATCAAAACCTGCAAGACCTGTTTGTATACCATGAATACCCTTTTCGTGTAATTCTTTTATTCTATCAAAATGTGCAATAGCATCTTCTACGTCTACTGCATCTATATCTCTTATCTCTGCAGTTATTCTTTTTAAATCGGAGGTTTTAGAAATAATGCTGTTTAATGCATCTACTGGCTCATTAGTTTTTAATTTATTAGCAGTATCCATTAAGATACTACTTAGACTATTTTGTAGGTGACTTACCCTAAGTTCTTCAAGGTGATGCTTTGTGCTACCTATCTCACCTTGTGGATCAAAGTCTCTAAACTTTTCTACCACCAAATTAATTGACGGAACTACAGAGTTTTGTTCTTGATAGTTCCTAACAAATTCCCAAACATCTTTGTGTGTTTTAAACAAAGAGTCTGGATTAGATTGTAATAGTATGTGTATCTGTTTATCTTTTAATACCGCAGAAAGTACTTTTCCTTCTAGGTCTGCTGACACTACTTTAACCAATCTTTCGCTTGTTCTTTTAGTAACTGTCTTATTCTATCATCTTCTTTTCTATTTTGCAAATTTTTGTATAGTTTATCTGCATTGTTTGCAAACCACTTCCAAGAAGGTGTTTCTGATATTCTAAAATAATAGTCTAACATTTCATAGCACATATCTAGGGTATAGGATTCAATTAATGAATCTGCAGCCCACTGTTCTACATATATGTTAATATTGCTATCTATATTTTTTTCAATAGCAAGTTTTTTATATCTTGTAAGTAATGCATGTCTTAACTGCTTTTGTGCCACTACTCTAGTTCTTTCTTAGCATCCTCAATCTTGGTCAATAGTTTGCCTTCAATGAATGAGTATACTCTTTCCATTGCTGCATCTTCATTCTCTCCTTCACGAAGAAAATCTGTACATCCTAGATCTAATCTTAGACTTTGAAAATTTCCTAAGTTTAGTGTATAACCCAAGGTTACTGATACTGTTGTTTTGTCTGACATATTCACCACGTTTCTTCTGTCCATACGGGGATAAATTCCCCGCTTTTTGTTTTGGTATATAACATTATAGCGTCTCCAAGTAAAGAACGCAAGTCCTTTTCTGTTGGTACATCAAACCTAGGAGTCACCCTTCCATCTTTTCTTGGTCTTCCTTTATGTATTGTAGCAATAATATCTCTAATTGTAAAGATATCATCTTCTGAATAATAAGCATATTGTCTAAATATTCTTTTACCGCCTATTACAGCACCAGTTGGTGGCATAACTAATTCTTTTTTAATCCATCTTTCAAGTTGCATCCTTGATCTATTAAAGATCCTCATAGTATTTTTTACAGTATATGCTCTTTTTCTATGTTTTTTAAAATCAGAATACAGCATTGTTTGCTCTTTATCTTGGATAAAATTATATAAAACACATATATTGTTAGCCTTATTTACATGTATTAATCTTACTATTTCTTTATTAAGAAAAAATATTGTAGAACTTGGTTTTACAGGCTGTTGCCAGTTATCTTTAACCTGGCCTTCTCTACCTTCATTATCCATCTTGCAACTTCTCCATGTTTATCTGGATGATTATACATCTCTCTTTTGCCACATACAAGGCAGTACAACTCAAGGTGATCGTATGAAAGAAATACTCTGTCAACAAGCATCCTTCCATTACATTTAGTACATCTTAATTCTTTTTCATTTACTATATGTGCCATGGTTCAAAAGTATATCATATCTTAGTTAGGTATACCGATTGCTATTAAGTTAACTCTTAGGTCTACTTTACCACTAGAGTTAAATCTTACTACCACGGTTGCACTGGATGTTGTAATGTTTCTAAGTGTAAAAATAACATCATCTCCAGGTGTTGAACCAGATCGGTTAAATATTGATGCTGTTACTACTGGTGTAAACTTAAATCTAGGGAATGTAAAGGTAACGCTATCTGTAGCATTGGCCTTTGCTTCAGTGGTTGTTAAAGCCAACTCTTCTGCATAAAACTTAATATTGCTGGTAGTGTCGCTATTTGCATTGACTGTAGAAACAGATGTATTTCTAATTGCTATTCTATTTTCAATAGAATTTATCTGGCTAACCATTTCATAGATATAATTAACATCTAATGGTTGACCACGTTCAGGTAGTGATATTGCTGCCATAATACCTCCAGTATACCATGTTAGGCGTTAGTTGTGCTTGTTACAGCACTACTGCTATCATTAAAAACATTTGTTGCTGCTGAGCCATAGTGGTTTCCAAAAGCCCTCATGCCGCTACATGTGCCAGTAATTAAAATTCCATTTAGGGCTATATTAGATCCTTCTTTAAATCCTCTATTGGCAATTATAGAACTATTGGTTACGGAATCATTAAAATATATATGATTATGTGTATTAGTTGTAACTTGACTTGGATCTTTGGTTATATTGTTTGCAACCATAATAGCAGAGGAGTTAGTTCTAACATCTATAGAATCTTGAGATGTATCTTCTACCCTGTTATTTGCAATAACTCCGTCAACAACAGTAACAAACAATATTCCATCTCCAAGGTTAGACCCTGTTCTTGTTACATTTTTTATTTGATTTCCAGTTACAATTGCACCGTCTGTATTCCAAAAAGCAATTGCATTAGTTCCATTTGTGTCAAGTATAAGATTGTTAGATACTGTTATATTTTGACTTTGTTGAGGTACTGTTTGTGTTGTAGTAGTGTGATTTGCTCCACCATCCAATCCAATAGTAATGCCACCATAACAAGACTGTATTGTATTTGAATCAATAATTAAATTTTTATAAACTACATAAGTTCTAATTGCATACTCAGTTAAAGAGTCAAAATGATTTTTTGTTATCTTAGTATTGGTATGATAAAATCCAGCGGTATAAGAATGACTTCCTACCCCTGTTGGCCAAGCAGTTGTTCCACTAGTACCAGATGGACCAAAATAACAATTTTCAATTACAACATCTTCACACGAAGTATTATCATAAGAACCAAAAGCACCAAATACTGCTGAACTTTTAGCAAGATCAATCTGTATTGCCTCAGAGTATCCTCTACTTCCAGTATCAACAAAACCAATAAGTCTGCAGTTTGATATTCTTACATTCTTACTTGAGTTAATTTCTATTGCGTGAAAACCTGCTGTATCTTTTACTGTTAAATCTTGAATTATAATATTTTGTCCGTGACCAATACTAATACCCATAGCAGGTGTTACTGGATAAGATGGTCCTTTATTATCCCATATTCCACCAATAATTTTAATATTACCTTGTCCATTATAGCCACTATATGATGCACCAGCCAAGCCATTAATAATTAAATTTGATGTATGGTTTCTGCTTAATGTTGCTTTTTGAGAAGATAATAAAGTTGTACCTTCGTATATTTCAAGTCTGCTTCCTAAATTATAAGTTCCAGTTGGAATATATACTATGCCACCACCAGCATCTCTTGCGGCATATAAAGCATTTTGAATTTTTGTTGCAGAATCTGCCTCTCCTGAAACAACTCCATAATCTCTCACAACATCATAAAAATTAGTTTGTGCTGATGCACCACTTGGTAGATTTGCTGTAAGTAGCACCCTATTATTAGCATCATCATAAGTTGCTGTTAATCTAGTGTGAAAAGCATGATCAAACAATTGTGCTGCCGCATCTTGAATTGTTTCTGTAGGTACTGCTGCTGATGCAGTTGAGGTAAGCAATACCCTGTTATTTGCATCGTCATAAGATGCAGTTACGTTTGTATGAAAAGCGTGATTAAGAAGTGGTGCTGCAGCATCTTGTATATCTTCTGTTGTTGGATTTGCTACAGTTGTTAACAATACTCTGTTGTTAGCATCATCATATGAAGCAGTAATGTTTGTATGAAAAGCGTGATCTAATAATGGTGCAGCAGCGTCTTGGACTTGTTCTGTGCTAACCGACCCAGAGCCACCACCGCCTGTAATCAATACTCCATTTACAGTTAACGTGCTTCCAACCACCAAGTTTCCTGATATAGATCCACTGCTAGCGTTAATAGTTCCTAAATTTAAAGTTTTTCCTTGTAAAACTGTTGTTATTGGAGCATTGATATATTCACTAGATGCTGCTACGTACCTAAATATATCATCTGCTTGTGGGCTTGCAGAGGTGATGCCACCAACCGCATCAATTGTAAAATTGTTATCAAGTAAATTTGTCCACTCACTTGTTTCCGTATTAAATACTTTAGGATATGAACCTGTCATAAATCTATCAGTCCTGTATCAAAGACCCCAAAAAGTTGTTTTAAAGCAATTGAAGTTATTGGTGGACTTGGATGTGTTGGAAGTTGTCCATAAACTCTAATTTTTGTAGTTGTATTACTATATACAGTAACAGAGTTAGTGTTAACTCTAGAATAAAATTTTAAACCTTGCCCATCATTTTCATCTACAAATATATCATAAACATTTAGATTTGCTGACCCAGATACGGCAGCAATAGTTTCAATATATGGTGTCCACTTTACTTCATATGGCCCACCTTGTGTTAAAACAGTTAAATCGGCAGCAACCAATCCGTTACTTTTTTGCCCAGTGCTTTCTACCCTAAAAAGTTTAGACCACTCCGAGATACTACCTTTGTCCTCTGTTGCTATTCTAAATCTAACAACATGGGTTCCATCTCTATTTGGAGGAGGTAGTTGTGATAATGGAATTATTACTTTAGCCACTAAGATGTCACTCCTATGCCAAATCTATATTCAATATAGTTGTTAGTATTTTCTTCTTTTAAGATTGGTTGTGCATCATCTGTTTTAATAACATCATATCCTACTAATGCATATAAAGGATTAATAGTAGAGACATTGTCTATTCTTAATCCATCATAAACGACTAGATAGTTATCTGTTGGTACACCCCCAACTAAAACAGATGTGTACATTCTAATTCCATTAATATTTGAAAATGTAAAGTTAGAATCTCTTTCGAAGTCTGATAAAGACTTTGTTACAATAATATATCTATTTGGATTAGAACTTATTTGAAAATCTGCTGCAGATAGTATTATGCTTAATGTTGCTTTTGGAGATGTTCCTGGAGTTGTTGTTCCGTTTGTAAACTCTAAAAGAATTCTAACTGAGTCTGGTGCTGTATTTACTGATGCAGTTCTACTCAATAAACCTAATGCAAGTTTTAGTTGATCTGTTGTAATGTTTTGACTAAAATCAAAATTAATTTCATTATTTTCAACATATGCAGCACTACTTGTTGCTACAAGTTTGCTAGAGTCTAAAGGGTTTAAAGTTAAATATGAACTACTTCCACTAACCATAAGAGCACGATTTAATAATCTTGGCTGCTCATATCTTGCTGATCTCAATGATGTATCAAATATGCTTGAGTCAGAGTTAATAAACTGTGCTTTTGTAGTTGTGGTAATATCGTTAGTTACAACACTACCACTTGCAAAGTTTACAACTCCATCTGGTTCAAAAAGCACTGCAGATGCTGATCCATTATTTACATATGACCATGTTTCTGCTGGCGTATAGGTAATCAAAAGTCTACTATCATACTTTCCCGCTGTAACGTTTGTTGCCGCTGGATATACCCCAACTTCTGAAATTAAATATCTTTGAGTTGTAGGCATTTGTGCTTTAAATACTATTTTTTCTGTTCCATCATCTTCTCTTACAAAACCTTTTGCAATGATTGGCTCTCTAAAAACTTCAAAATCTAATACTTGTGCAGATGGTGAGACAGTGGCCTCTACCCCAGTTAATTCTGGCTTTCTACCAGTTCCAGCAGCAATATATGTAGCAAATGCTGGTGCCTGATCTAAAAGATACTTTGCAATAATTTCTTTTCCATTTGTTGTAATCAAATTAGTTCACCTCGTATATTGTACCATTAGAATCGATTTGGACCTCTACTACTTCTTTATCCCTCATATTAACTACCTCAATGATTAGATTTCCACTTTCATCTATATATACATAGTCTGTTAGTCCAAGGGCTTCTAAATATTCATCACTAGGTATTTTATTATTTAAATTAATAGAGTTACTTATAAAAGTAGAATCAGATGTTTGTACAGATATTAATTCATCAGGGTTAAACTTTCTTCTTATATCAGATAGATTGGATATAATATTATATGATGGATTATTTCCCTCTACCGTGTCGTGTCTGACAAACTTTACTAACTCATTAGCACCTATGTTTTCAAACAATAAGTTTTCTATGGTCTTAGCATCTAATTCTTCTGTTGCTAGATTAACCACGTCTCTTTCTGGAACCATTACTGGTGGTGGCGTAAATGAAAAATCTCCTGTATCTGGTGGTGGTAACGCTGGACCTGGATCTGGTGGCAATACCGTATCGCCTCCCCCTTGCTTCCCCCTTTTCTTTCTTTTTTTATCTACTCCAATTGGAGCCCTAAATGGCTTTGTGTATGAATAAGCAAATAAATTATTTGTAGATGTTCCAGGCTTTCTAGTTCCCTGTATTCCAGTATTGGCTTTTTTAACAGCCTCTGCTAACTTCTGTACTTTTGGACTACTGGATGGAGAGGCTTTTCCTCCTCCACCTTTACCTGCTGCTGGTTTTGCCATTATGCTTCCACCATCCTTAATCTATTTCTAATTCCACTTGCTGATCTAGAATAAAATATTTCTGTTACAACAAACTTTTTATCTATATCTACAAAAATAGTTCCTTCTTGATTATTTTGTTCTGGGAATCTATAGTTTACTGTCAATAAATCTCCAAGTTGTATATGAGGTGTCCCAAATGTTTCAATATACATATTTTTTCTAGGTCTTATAGTTTTTTTAACCATCCACTCCATTATATCGCGTGCTTGATCATAACTTTGAATATATGGAGACTCTAATGTAAATGACCTATCTCCGTATTTAGATCTGCTTGACTTAACGTTTTGATATGTTTTTTCTGATACTTGTGGAGAAACTATAACATTGTTAACTACCACTGGATCGCTAAAGTTTGACAAGTCTTTAAAGTAGTCGTCTACGTTTAATACACCAGATGTATTTTGAGTAAAGGTTACTCCTATAATTCTTAAATAACTTCCAGATGTTTCATCTAGAACAATAGCCTTATCTGTATTATTGAACACCAAAAATTCAGCACCGTATGATCCAGCCCTAAATCCAGAAGCGGTATATGTTCTTTCGCTATTAAATGTAGGTGCTAAGAATGCTAAAAATGCTGGGTATGCTTTGTCATATTTAACATTAAAGTATGCACATTCTCTAAATATAGTTCCAAACTCATCAAAATATATAGAATACTTTGGACCACTATTAGGGTTAATTCCAGATAGATATGTTGACTGAACTATTCCAGACATAGCATATGTTCTAAGAGCGTCAGATGATAGTATTTCCTTGCTAGAAAATGGTTTACTTGTACTATTGACTACAGATACACTACTTTCTTTACTTTGCAAATTTTTAAGTGCATAAACATTATCAAACATACACTTTGAAGGACCTCTAGTAAATAATGCTATGTTGTTATATAGAGGCAAAGGAGAAGTATCATCTACAGTAGATATTAATATATTATTTATATATAGATAGAATCTTCTAGTATCTCCAATGTTTTCATATTCTACAGATAGATCATATACAGTTGGATTTGTTTGATTTGCTACCCTGTCGTTTCCAACAAACCTACCTTCATCTACTAATATCTTTGTTAGCCCACCCCATAATTTATACGGAACTGCTACTGTTGTGTTGTTTACTGTACCAGGCTGTACTTTATAAAATATAACATTATGAACTACGCTTGTAGTTGCACCAGTTGTAGCGTCTGCTGTTGTATATCTTTCTAAGTTATCTCCAGTTAGAGATACAATTTCAAAATAGTATCCACATCCAGTTGATGAGTTTAGTAATACAGCAATTCCTCCAGAGCCACCTTCAATCTTAGGAGTATCGTTTGCTGTCAAAGGCTCTACGGTATAATAGTCTACAGCATTTTGTGGTGTTAAAATTTTATCTCCATAGATAGACTTTCCAATAATTCTCATTCTAGTTCCAAAATGTTTAAAGTCATTATTCATTTCTTTATATACATATGTAACAAAATCTCTTTTTTCAATATTTGTTGGTAAAGGTGTTGGCCCAGTAAATACTAAGGCTGAAGACTGAATAGTTCCAGCAGTTGTAGTTTTATAATCTTTTAATACATCATCAGATGGTATTGATTGACGCATAAAATTAGCAATAATACTAGTTCTTGTTGAAGATAGTGCGGTTGTATTATCCATACCAACGCCTGCTAAGTTTAAACTTTGTTTTGGTGGAAAAGATATAGAGTTTGTAGGGGTTGTTGTAAATATATAATTTGATGACATTTTAATGCCACGAACATTTGCGTTGTCAGTCCAGTAAGAAGATAATCCAGCAGTATGCTCTGTTATAGTTGTACCAAATTGTGCTCTTCCGTGTGACTTTACTTCTCCATTTTTATATGTTACTCCTGGATCTAGTCCAACAACACTTGCTGATGCTAAGTTAACATAGTATGGTTCTGAGTAAATTCTAACATTTCCAGTAGGATACATTTTTCCATTGAATGGCAACTCTGCAAAATATTTTTGATATTCTTGATTACTTGTTATCCAAAATGTTCCTTGTCCTGGTATTGTGTATTCAACTGCATCATATCTAATAATTTCACCGTTAGCATATAGATAGCCTTGAAATCTAGGTAGCCAATATACATTTTCTCCTAGGTCTATAATATTATTCACAACAAGATTGCTTTCTACTCTTGGGGGCTGGTCGTTAAGAGTTGTATTTAAAGCAACGGCTCCTAAAGAAAATCCAGTACTTTTTGATTGTTCGTTAATAGTTTTGGTTGCAATGTCATTTCCAACTTCCCAAAGCAAAACTGGCTTGTATATATATGTTCTATCCTCATCTATTTTAGTTGCTTGAGAAAGTGATGCTGGTGATCTTTGTATGTATCTAGTAACATAATTAATTTTTCCATTATTTAAAATTTTTGTATCTACACCCTCTATTTGAATTATGTTTGGCAAAACTGATCCAGAAGAGGCTGCAGTTCTTTGTCCATAAAGTGTGTAGTCTACTGCTCTGTCTGCAGTGTCTGGAAGTAGGTAGTCTTTTGTCATAATCACAAAATCATTGTTTTCGTCAAAGAACATTGCTGTTTGTGTTGATATAGATAATCTTTCTAATACCTCTGCAACGGATGCATCTGTTTCTACAAAAAAGAAAGGTATTACTGGATCATTCTTTGTTGTAATGTTTCTAAATATATAATTGCTAAAGCCAATGCTGTCTAAAAGAACTGCTACTGCCTTTGTTAGTGTAGTATTATTTAATAGTATTGATGGTGCTGTCGCTGTTTCAAATCTAAAATAACTATCTCTAAGTGGAACATTAACATCAAAGAGTCCTCCAACAACTACGGGAAATTCTTCTGAATATAATGTTTTTATAGGTATAAATTTATCAAACCCATTAACATCTAATATTGCTTCATAGAAGTCAAACTTTACATTTGGTTTTAGTAATCCTTTAATTAAACTGCTGTCATTGTTTTCACTAAATGCTTCATCGTAATTCATTAAGGTAATTTGTCCGTTTGATGCTAATAGTCCACCAACTGGTAATCCAGTATTTGATTTTGCTAAAGATCTATTTGTTTCAAATGTTGATACATAGTTTGATATATCTGCTTTTAGTCTTGGAGATAATTCTATTAAGTCAAAGGTAGTTTCTGGTCCATACATAGTTTCTACTACGACTCTTAAACCTTTAATATATTTTACTTCTCTGTATGTTCTTATACCGTCTATCTCAAAGTACTCTGGGTCAACAAGTGTTCTAACCATTCCTATACGTTTTGTATCATCGTCTTCTAATAAAGAAAATCCATATTCTGGAACAGATATGTCCCACGCTGCTCCATCCCAAATATAAAGTTCACCTGGGTCTGTTGTACTTGATCCAACTAGGTATGCCTCTCCAGCAAGTAGGCCATTTACCAAAAGAGCACTAGAACTTAAATTGTCAACTAAGTTAAAATTAGTTTTATAATCATCTGGTGCTATTAATCCATAATATAATTCAACATATCCATCATATTTAACTATATTAGTACCGTCTCTTCTTGTGCTATCTTCATCAAAGTCTATAGCAGTATTCCAGTTATTTGCCTCGTCTAGGTACTGAATAGACCACCTTTTTGGAATACTTGATTTGTTAATGTCTCCTAGTGGATCTTCTACGCTAACATCATCTAGTCTATTTCTTATAGTGCCTTTAGATGTTTCGGCAAGATTTGTTTGCATCTTTAAAACTATTCTATTAATTGCAAAATTATTTTCATATATAACAAATGGAACGGCATCTTCTATTTCATATCCTATAGCATTTGCTTGAGTCTTATTTGATATACCTCTTTCTTTACTAATAAAATTAGCACTAGCATTTGCTTTATATAATTCTCTTCTATATGAATTCCAGTATTTAAATTTATCATATCTAGATGCTAAATAATATCTTGGTCTTCTAGCAGATGTAATATTATCTATGTATTTATTATCAAAGAATAATGCTTTATTTATACCCGATCTAGGTCTAAATGGTTGAAAGCATTCTTTTAATGAAAAGTATAAACTTCTATCTACTTCTGTATTTGTAAACAATAATGATGCATCGTTGTCATCTACTGCATACTCTGATATCACTTTTGACTCTAATGCGTCTAAGTAAAAATTACCTTCATCATTTACATCATATGAAGATACTAAGGCATTATATATTGGTGAAGCAGAATCATTTGGTCTATATCTATAGTTTCCATAATTTTCTATAGACTGTAAATCATTTAGATTCCATTCTGCTGTTACTAAAGACTCAACCTTTAAGGTATTTACAGTTTGAAGATGGTCTAATAACTCTTCATCGTTAAACATTATACTTCCTCAACTGATACCGATATGTTCCAAAAATCATGTGTAGTAAATCCTCTTTTAACTACTGAGTAATCAAAGTCAGAGAAATATACTTCTAGAACTTCATTATATTGTTGTAAGTGTGCATATGGTGCTGTATCAAATTTATCATATCTATCATAAGCCAAAAGCATAAAGAAAGATCCTTGATGTGCCTCGTACCACTTTACTAGATCAACTCCACCTGCACCGCCATCTGCTGTATATTCTTCTGCAGAATATGTTTGTATTCCACTAGAGTCAAACCCTGGATCTCCACTAAATGCTCTAGAAGGAAGCATTTCCCAAGACCAAGAAACATTTGTTTTGTCTGCAATATGATAAGAACGCATTGTTCCAGATATCATTCTTTGTTTATTTTCTATTCTTTGTTTAGTAAAATTAATCTCACTTCTATTATGGTCTGATAGTATTAAAAAGTCTTCACCTTCGGTATTGCCATCTGGTATAAATAATCCTCCACTAAGGGTATATGAGTCTGCCCATGCAATTGCTTGTGGTCTGGTATATGCAAATCTATTTTGAATATATGTTGAATTAACCATTAAAGTCTATTGCTCCTTAAGTTTGTATCTGTCATTCTTCTAAGTTTTCCAACTACAACATTTGCTATTTCTTCTGGTGAGGCATCTGTGTTTGGAACATTAACGTTTACATTATAAGTATACACTGGAGTGTTATTTATTGTTGATGTTGTTGGTGCTACTGATCCTAACTCTACTGATGAGCCAGTTCCCTTTATTGATGGAAATACGTCTCCATTAAGTGCTTTAAGCATATCCATGTTTTCTGCAGCAACTGATTTTCTAACTACAAATTCTCCTGGTGTAAGAAGTGCTGGAACTCTATCTGTATTTCCTAAGCCTGGAACTATGTTACCAACAGCATACTTCTTCATCTTTCCACCCATGGCCATGCCTGGTGCTGGTTCATTAGATGTATACTTTAGGAAACCTCCAAATGCTTTTTTAATAACTCCACCAGCGTTGGCTGCTGTTGGGTCATATTTTCTATTCGCTGCTTGATTTATATATTTAGCAATATCTTTATAGTAGCCCACTAATCTTCCAACTCTTGCTTCTTCCTCTATTTGTCGGGCTCTAATTCTTAGTTGAGTTGCTTCTATCTGTCTTGCAATAACTTCTCTTTGTGACTCTAAGTTTTTAATTTGATCTTGTAGTGGCCATGTTTGAAGATCTCTTTCATACATTCTTTGGTTTATTGAATCAATTTGTGACTCTATCTGTTGTCTTGTTAAGAGTTGTCCATTTACTGATGTTGTTAATGCATCAATTTCTCTTTGTCTTTGTAGTTCTAGTTCTGCTTGAGTATTGTCTATTTGACCTTGAGCAAAGTCTTCTGTCATTGTCAAAGCAGCCTGTGCTGCAGCAGCGATATCTCCACTAGTTAAGGCACTGGCTAAATCAAGTCTATTTTTTTCTTGTTGTGCTACTTGAGCATTTGCTTCTTTTACTCTATTCAAAGCATCAATTCTTGCATTATAAGATTTATTTACATTTTCTTCTTTCTTAGACAGATCTTCTAATGCTTTGTTTCTAACAGTAAGTTGTCTTTGATCAGCATCATTTAATTTATTGATAGCATCTATTTGATCTTGTACCGCTTCTATGTTAGCGTCAATAGCATCTGTTTGTGCTTCTAAAATATCTACTTGTCTTTCGTCTTCACCTTTAACTATATTTTGTAAAACTCTTTGAGCGGCTGCTTGTTGATTTACTGCTTTTACCAAGTCTAGTCTTTTCTTTTTAACTAATTCAATTGCAGTGGCAGCATCTAGATTTGCGGCTGCTTCTGGTGACAATCCTCTTTTTACTAACACGCTAAGTGCTGCTGAATACTCTTTTGTTTGCTTAATTGATTCTTCTAATATTTGAATCTTAGACTTTTCTCCACCTGATCCTGGTGGATCTTCTTCTTGAAAGGTTACTGGTGGCTTTACTCCATCAGGTGCACGAGATGTAACTTGAGGTGTAATATAATTTCTAAATGCATTTGCTGCTTCTATCAATCCTTTGTCAGTAAGTGCTTTAACTATTTTATCAACTAGATCTTTATCTATATTTCCAGTTGTTAGTTGATTGAAATATTCTGTTGCCTTTAAGACATCTCCATCTGCTAGTCCAGTAAATACAGCATCAACAATGCTTGACTCAAATCCTTGACCAACTCCAACTAGTGACTGTTCTGCTGCTTTTCTTTGATCATCAAAAAACTTTACAACAGCCTTTGATTCTTGAGTTCTTAAGTTACCAAACTTATTTCTATCATAAAGATTTTTTAACTCAGCATCTGTTTTACCTAAATACTGTGCAAAAGAGTCTATTGCTTTAGTGGTATTTTTATTTATTAAATCTGTTTGTTGTTTAATTCCTTCTTGATACTTAGTAAAACTTATTTCTCCATCTTCATACTGGGTTGTCAGTACATCCATAGAGGCTGCTATATTTTCATTTGCACCCTTTAGTATTTCATTGATATTGTTTGCTACATTTTCTCTTACTTGGTTTTCTTCAATACCAAATAGTTTAGATATAAAGTTGCCTTCTTCTACTTGTTGCTGTGCTAAAGTAATTATGTCAGAGAGGTTAAACTTAGGGGATATTTCAGCAGCAATCTGTAAAATATTATTTTCTAATAATTCTCCATTAGGGCCAAATAGTTTTGATATTTTTCCAACTGCATCTATCGCTAAACTCTGATCATTTAATGCTAAACCAATATCTTTTGCAATAGCCTCTGCTTCATCTG